GGGAGAAAGAAGATCTACCTACCTTGCAACACGTTATCCAATCTTATGATACAGCGTTTATGAAAAAAGAAACGGCAGACTATTCTGCCATTACCACATGGGGAGTTTTTACACTGAACGAGGACCAAGGACCACAGCTTATCTTAGTTGATGCTATTAAAGGACGATACGAGTTTCCTGAGCTACGGCGCTTGGCCAAAGAACAGTATGATTACTGGCAGCCAGAAACGGTGTTGGTCGAGGCCAAAGCATCAGGGCTACCGTTGACTTACGAGCTTAGAAAGATGGGCATACCGGTTATTAACTTTACACCTAGTAAAGGAAATGATAAGCATACAAGAGTTAACTCAGTTGCACCTCTGTTTGAAAGTGGATGCATATGGGCGCCCACTCACCTAGAGTTTGCACAAGAGGTGATTGAAGAGTGTGCAGCATTTCCATACGGGGACCATGACGACCTGGTGGACAGCACAACTCAAGCTGTCATGCGATTTAGACAGGGTGGATTAATTAATCACCCAGAAGATTATTATGATGAGCCAGTAGCTCAAACAAGGAGGACGTATTACTAATGGGAGACAAATCTTTACGAGGTCAAGGCGCTGTTTTAAAAAGCGAAAAACTTCCAATTCAAATTAAACCACAACCTGGATTAAAAGCTACTAAAGAATATTTAAAAAAACTTAAAGAAAAAAGAAAAAAATAAATATGATTAGAACCATTTATGAACTATTAGTAAAAGTTTTGGGTAAAAACCATCCAACAATCATAAGAATGACAAAAAATTTAGCGGATCAATCTGATAAAAAAGTTACAAGCATCCCAACCAAAACAAAAATTCCAGACGTTGCAAAAAGTGATTTAGATGTTGAAAGAGGTTCAAAAGAAGTAATAGAAAAAATCATAGATCAATTTGGTGATTTATCTGAACTTGGAGAAAAAGGTGTAAGTCGATTACCGATTGAACTACAGGGCAATGCATTTAGAAACGCAAAACGATTAGAGAGAAAATTATTACAAGATAGACAAGGTATCATGGGAACCGATACTGCAAAAGTTTTTGATATGGATACCGGTAGAGAAGTTGGTGAAAAAGGAATTAGAAGTCTACTCAAAGAAAGAGGCCGAAGAACACCACCAGGCGAAGATAGTTTAATAGGCACTGCTGAGGATCTAAAAGATAAAATGCGTATGATAGAACAAGATTTAAAACCAACAAGCATGAAAGATTTTCTTTTTGGTAGTCAGCCACGTGATCGATTGATTGCAAATAAACTTGGACCAGAGGCAAAGAAAATGCTGCAAGAAAAAACTCCTGATTATTTTATAATGGGAGATGATTATTTTAAGGCAAGCAAGGCAAGAATTATTAGACAAGCTTATGAAAATTATCCACCGGACAAAGCTGATAAGGTTGTGGGTTATTATAATAGATCGTCGTTAAAAGATAGAGCACGTAGAGCGTTGGCTAAAATAGACACAGCGCAAGCTCCAGAATCACTCATGATTCCTGCAACAAGAGCAATATTACAAAAGTTTTCTGATGAGGGTAAAATTAAACTATCACCTGACACATTAAGATCTTTTAAAGGTCAAGGTGGTGCAGACTCAATTGAACAGTATCGAAGAATATTTGGTGAGGATAATTTAGAAGTTCTCGATGATTACGTTGCAAATGTTGCAATGGGAAAAGCTAGAACAGCTGAAGAGTTAGCAGAAAATTTTGTAAAAGATTATCCAAATAGAATAAACAAAAAATTGCAAAAAGAAACAAAAGGTGTGTTAACACCTAGAAAAATGGATAGAGAGTTATTATCGGATAGAGAGAAAGCTCAATTTTTATTAAATAATGATGGTGAGGGTAATCCACTGACACCAGAGATGTTTAATTATTTAAAAAGAAATATTGAACCTAATGATCCATTTATTACTGATTATATTATGCAATACTCACTACCAAGAGTTAGAGGTGACAAAGCAAGTAATTATATTAAAAATTTACCTGATGGTTACGATCCACCAGATGAAGTTAGAGCGGTGCTTGATCTTAAACCAAGACTAGATCCTGGTGATCCAGAGTTATTTGCAGAAGGTGGCCTTGCCTACATGATGGGAGAGTAACCCATGGAGATTAATAAATTTAATCAAACAATGAAATATCTGACGCGACCTGCAGAACGTCCAGCTAGAACATTGTATGAAGTAGGTCCACTAGCCCCACCTGATAAAGAACTATATGAAGTAGGTCCACTAGCCCCACCTGACAAAAAACTATATGAGGTAGGTCCACTTGCTCCTCCTGGTAATCTACCGGTTACAACTGATTTACCAGAGGAAGATATGGAGTTTCAATCTGTTATTGAAGGCTTTGGCGAAGATCTTGATCGAAACGAAAGACAGGAGTTTGATGAAGGCGGTCGTATTGGTTTTGATGTTGGTGGTTTTGGAGAATCAAAAGTTTTAAGACAATTTCTTGAAGATAGAATTCAATCTGGAAATACTACGTTTGAATCTATTAAAGACTTAACAAAACAAGCAAATGTAGATTTAGGTGAAAGGGCTGTCATAAAAGTTTTAAAAGCATATCCTAACAAGTTTTTTACAGATGTAGCAGGGACTAAATTTCCCCTAGGGTATGATGATAAAAATTTAAGTAAATTAAAAGAAGGAATGAATTTATTAAAAGAATGGGAAAAAAATCCTACTCCAGAAAATTGGATAAAAACTTTTCAAGTTACAAAACCAGGTGGACAAACGGGACCATCAAAATTTGGTCAAGGTTTAAGAAACTATTTACAGGGTAAAAAAGGAGAAGGAAATACTTTTCATAAATATTTTAAAAAAATAAATTTTAATAACACAATTAAAAAAGAAGTAAAAACATATGATAAAAAATTATTTAATAAAATAAAAAGTGGTTTTGGAAGTGCGGCCGCTAGAATTTCTACTTTAGAAACTAGTGCTGCAGTAGCTAGAACTGTCGGTGAAACTTTTTTATTAGACCCAGAAAATACAGATATAACAGATGTTGCAAAAGCTTTGCACGGTAAAAAATTTGATAAAGCGTCAAACGTTAAAAAAATAGAAATGCTTCAAGACGCAAGAAACGGTGTTCAAAAATTTTATGAGTCTCTTACAACTAATCGACCTATAGGTTTAAAAAAGAAAATAAAAGCAGAACAATTTCAAGACATACTAGATAACATAGAATCTAATTCTAGTGACTTTGGATTTCAAGAAGGTCAGATCAGGGAGTATAAAATGAAAGTTAGAGATGATTTGTTAAAGGTAAAAGATCCTTCTAAATTTTTTAGAAACTTAAGAAATAATGTCGAGGTTCCAAAAGGAAAAATAATAGATGAAGTATTTAGTTTATCGGCAACATACAAAAGAGCTCCGGGTTATCTAGATCAGATTCAATTTATATCTAATAAAATTAATAAGAAAAAATCAAATCAAATTGATCTTCCATTACAAAATATATTAACGGCTTTAGATGAAGGTAAGACAACCGTTAAATACAATAAAAAACAAATGCCAATTGAAAAGGCTATTCAACAATTTAATAAAAAATCAAGATCTTTTGCAAAAGTAAATAAAATAAAAACACCTCAGATTAATTTAGGTGGTAAGTTTGATCCCTCTCAATATAAAAATTTTAGTCCGGCATCTCAAAAAAATATTGCTGATGTGTTTAAAGATAAAAACTATTTTTTAACAACCACAAAAACAAAAGCACCTTCAACAATTTTAACAAACGTTATACCTAGAACAACACCAGTATACTCATTTCCTGCTAATTTGCCAGAGATGATAAAACCTCTTGCACAAGACGTTTCTAAAGCTTCATCTGCTGTTGCACGAGGTTTAGATAATTTAAAACTTCTCAGACCTCTTGCATATGAAACAGGTGTTGGTGCTGCCCTGATTGGTCCTTTTGACTTTCTTCGTGGTAGACCTATCAGTGAAATATTATTAGATATTCCAACTCTTGGTATAGCAGGTCAATCGCTTCGTGCACAAAGATTACGACAAACAGTAGGGCCAGAGGTATTCGATAAAATACAAGAGCAACGTGCTGCAAGATCTGAGGGTATTGGTGGAATAGAATCCATTATGTTTGAAGACTTTGGTGTTGATGAAACACCGTTAGAGGAAGCTATTCAAGCTAGAGCAGATAGAGAAGCTGAAGTTGCAAAAACAAGAAAAATAAAAGATTTTAGTTTTACTGCAATGGATACTGCAGGGGTAGAAGATATTATGGGAGTAAAAAACGCACTTAAAAAAGATAGAGAACAAGAAATAAAAAGAGACGAAAGTTTAGATGTAGATGACAAAGAATTACTCTAAAGGTAAAAAATCAGGTCCACCACCAGAGAAAGGCCCAGCCTCACAAGGGTTGAAGTTTACTAAAAAACCCTATACAACCAACAGATCGGAGAGATTATATGGGAGAAATAGACAAGTCATTACCAAACGTAAAACAAGAGGTTAACATCGATCCTCAAGAGATCGAACAAGCAATTGATGCAGATCAAGAGATTGCAGAAAAACAAGGTGCACCAGTTGACGTTCAAGAAAACGAAGATGGTAGTGTTGATATAAATTTTGATCCGGGACTTGCGTCCCAACCACAATCAGAAGATCATTTTGCAAATCTTGCAGAACTTTTACCCGATGAAGTTTTAGGAAGTTTAGCTTCGAGCCTAATGGGTAACTATCGTGACTATAAGATGTCCAGAAAAGAATGGGAAAAATCTTACACGGATGGTTTAGACTTATTAGGATTTAAATATGACAATCGTACAGAACCCTTTCGAGGTGCGTCAGGTGCAACCCACCCTGTGTTAGCAGAAGCCGTGACCCAGTTTCAGGCTTTGGCGTACAAGGAATTACTACCGGCTGATGGTCCAGTAAGAACACAAGTTCTAGGGATCAGCACACCACAAAAACAACAACAGTCTCAACGTGTAAAAGATTACATGAATTATGAGATTATGAATAACATGACAGACTATGAACCTGAATTTGATCAGTTGTTATTTTATTTGCCTCTAGCAGGATCTGCATTTAAAAAAGTTTACTACGATGAAGTTGAGGGCAAAGCTGTTTCTAAATTTGTACCCGCAGATGATTTAGTTGTGCCTTATGCTGCAACATCACTAACCGATGCAGAATCAATTATTCATGTTGTGCGCATGTCAGAAAACGATTTACGAAAACAACAAGTGGGTGGTTTTTACAAAGACATGGATTTAACTCCAGGACCTGTCAATGAAACAGAAGCAGAAAAAAAAGAAAGAGAACTTGCAGGTGAAAGAAAAACAAAAGATGGTGGCGTCTTTACACTATTAGAGTTTCATACTGAAATTGATCTAGAAGGTTTTGAAGATGTGGATCAAGATCAAGAACCAACAGGAATTAAACTTCCATACATTATTACCATTGAAGAAGCATCAGGACAGATTTTATCGATTAGAAGAAATTATGAGATTGGTGATACAAAAAGAAAACCCATTCAATATTTTGTACATTTTAAATTTTTACCAGGACTTGGTTTTTATGGTTTTGGTTTGATACACATGATCGGTGGACTTTCAAGAACAGCAACCGCTGCTTTACGACAACTATTAGATGCTGGAACTTTGTCTAATTTACCAGCAGGTTTCAAACAACGAGGCATCAGAATACGTGATGATGCACAAGCAATACAACCAGGGGAATTTAGAGATGTAGATGCACCAGGTGGAAACATTAGAGATTCATTTATGATGTTACCTTTTAAGGAACCATCTGCAACTTTATTACAGTTAATGGGGGTCGTAGTTCAAGCAGGTCAACGCTTTGCTTCTATAGCGGACTTGCAAGTGGGCGATGGGAATCAAGGAGCAGCTGTGGGTACGACCGTTGCGCTCCTAGAACGAGGTAGTCGTGTGATGTCAGCTATTCACAAAAGATTATACTCTTCGTTAAAAGTTGAATTTAATTTATTAGCTAGAGTTTTTAAACTTTATCTACCACCTGAATACCCCTACGATGTGGTAGGTGGACAACGCTTCATCAAACAAAATGACTTTGATGACAGAGTTGATGTCTTGCCAGTTGCAGATCCAAACATTTTTTCACAAACCCAGCGTATCTCCCTTGCGCAATCGGAGCTGCAACTCGCAACGTCAAATCCTGGAATACACAATCTATATCAAGTTTACAGAAATATGTATGAAGCATTGGGTGTAAAAAATGTTGACCAAATATTAAAACAAGAAGCACCGCCTGCACCAAAAGATCCAGCGTTAGAACAAATTGATGCAATGGCAGGAAAACCTTTTCAAGCGTTTCCAGGTCAAGACCACAGAGCTCACATTACTTCGCATTTAAATTATATGGCAACTAATATGGCAAGAAATGCACCACTAATTATGGCAGCTTTACAAAAAAATATTTTAGAACGTATTTCCTTAATGGCACAAGAACAAGTTGAGATAGAATTTAGAAATGAGATACAACAACTTGCAATGATGTCACAAAATCAACAGGCGATGGCAAACCCTGAAATGCAAATGCAAGCTAGAATGTTATCAGAAAAGATAGAATCTAGAAAAGCAGTGTTGATTGCAGAGATGACAGAAGAATTTAGAAACGAAGAAAAGAAAATTACTTCACAATTTGACAATGATCCTGTTGCAAAACTAAGATCTAGAGAATTAGATCTACGTGCACAAGAAAATGAGAGAAAACGTATGGAAGGTGAAGAGAGATTGAACCTTGATAAGATGAGAGCGATGATGAATCAAGAAAATCAGGACGAAAAACTAGAACAAAACGAAGATTTAGCAAAATTAAGAGCTAATACATCGATTGAAAAGACAATTTTGTCAAAAACTTTGCCAAGTAGCAAAGATATGATGGGAAATGTAGCAATTATTAGAGGAAAAAATGAAACAGACTAAAAAACAAGACAAAAAAATCGCAAAAGTCATGCGAGAGTTTAAAAAAAAGAAATTAACCATTGGAAAATCAGATAAAAAGGTTAAAAATCGTAAACAAGCAATAGCTATTGCTCTAAATAGAGCAGGCATAAAACAAAAAGGTAAAAAATAATGTGGTTGTCAGCAATTAAACTAGCAGTTTCTACCGGTAGTAAGCTTTATGCTAATAGACAAAGAACAAAACAAGCAATGTCTGATGCAAGATTAATGCACGCTGAGCGTATGGCCCGTGGAGAAGAGGCTTACCAAGGTAAATTATTAGAGGCCAGACAAAATGATTGGAAAGACGAATTTGTCTTGATCCTATTGTCAATCCCGATTATAGTACTTGCTTGGGCAGTAATCAGCGATGACCCAGCTGCAATGCAGAAGGTAGAACTGTTCTTTGAATATTTCTCTAACCTTCCGAAATGGTTCACGAATTTATGGATCCTTGTCGTGGCGAGCATTTTTGGTATAAAGGGTACACAAATATTTAGAGGAGGAAAATAATGGTAAACAGACTATACAATAAACAGGTATCACCAAAAGGTTACATGAAAGGTGGACGTGTTAAAAAAATGGGCGGCGGCATGATGAAAAGAAAAATGCTGAAATCAGGATCATCAAAACCTGACTTTTTAGATTTAGACAAAGATAACAATACAACAGAGACTATGAAATCTGCAGCTAAGAGCCTAAAAAAAACGAGTGGAGGCATGAGAGCTAACAAAAAAGAAAAAGCAGGAATGAAAGCAGGGATGAAAAGAGGCGTTAGTAAATTAAACGAAGGTCTTAGAAAATTTTTAGAAAAAAAAGGTAAAAAATAATGTTAGAAAAAGTTAGATCATTTTTAAAAGACGTTTTATGTAAAATACTTTGTATTAAACAATGTATGTGTAAGAGGAAAAAAGATGACTAAACTTTGTCCAAGAGGTAAGGCCGCGGCCAAGCGAAAATTCAAGGTGTACCCAAGCGCATATGCAAATGCCTACGCTAGCAAAATTTGTGCAGGTAAAATTAAAGATCCGTCTGGTGTAAAGAGAAAAGATTTTAGAGGGCGTAAACCAAAAGCTGTGGGTGGTAGAGTTTACAAAGCTGCTGGTGGATTAATGGAAGCGACTCAAAGACTTAGAAGACAAGGTAAAATGGGCGGAGGCATGGCTCAAATTCAAGGTTTTGGAAAAGCTAGAACAAGATAATGAAAAAGAAAAAACAAAAAAGAATCATAGCAAAGGGTTGTGGTAAAGTTTTAAATAACAGGAGAAAGAAAACTTTAAAAGTAAAGGCGGCCTAACATGGCTAAAAAAGGTCTAGATGATTGGTTCAAACAGAAATGGGTCGACATAGGATCTAAAAGAAAGGATGGATCTTTTGCCAAGTGTGGGAGATCAAAACAAAAGAAAGACGCGAAAAGGAAATATCCGAAGTGTGTCCCGCTTGCGAAAGCGAGAGCGATGTCGGAAGGTCAAAGACGTTCAGCCGTTGCCAGAAAAAGAGCAGCTGGGAACGTTGGACCAAAACCTACTAATGTTCCTACCATTGTTAAAAGGAATAAAAAAGCTGCTGGTGGTGTTACTGAGCCTTATCGTGGTCGTTACATTCGTGGAGATCTTGGTGGTGTTAAAGTATCCAACCCAAGTCTCGTCAAGTATTACAAAGGATTGGTATAATATGGTTGTTAATAGATCAAAGATACCACAACAAGTAACCAAGGCACCTGGTAAGAAAAATTCAAAATTAAAAAACTATAAAGAAGTTAGACCTATCTTAGAAACATCAACAAAAAAGATGTTAGATAAATATTATAAGGATTTAATAAAATGAGACGGCAAGATAAAATGCCAGCAAGAAATAAAAAGAACTTCAGGCCAACAAAGGCTGGAGCAGGCATGACAAAAGCCGGGGTCGCTGCCTATAGAAGAATGAACCCTGGCTCTAAACTAAAAACAGCGGTCACTGGCAAGGTCAAACCAGGATCAAAAGCTGCTAAACGACGTAAATCATTCTGCGCACGTAGTGCCGGACAAATGAAAAAGTTTCCAAAAGCTGCTAGAGATCCTAATTCAAGATTAAGACAGGCTCGCAGAAGATGGAAATGTTAAATGGTAAAGAAAATAAAAAAGGTTGCGAAGCAACTTAAGAAAGCATCTAAGCTACACAAACGACAAGGTTTAGTTATAGAGAAACATATTAAACAAATGAAGAA